ACTCTACGTCTTGGTTGTCTAAGAATGTACGCCCGCTCACCCTTATAGTGGTTGTGGTTTTCCTAGTGTTGATGACTTTCTTTGATGGCCTCGGAATTGTAGATGTCAACTCAGCTTGGATTAACTTATGGAACATGCTCAGTGTCACTGTTGTTGGTGGTTACTTTGCGGTAAGATCGATTGATAAAAAAGGAAGAACAAAATGAAACTACAAGTAGTAAGATTCTCTTCGCAAGAAGACAGTACACTGGGGTTGTTGTTTGATATAACAGACGGGAACAGAGATTTCTTAGCATTCACACTAGAAGATGAGCATAGAGAAGAAAAAGTTTACGGGGAAACACGAGTACCTGCAGGAGAGTATAAGGTCACGCTTAGAACCACCGGTGGATTTCACTCCCGCTATGGTAGAAAGTATGGTGGGTTTCATCGCGGCATGCTTTGGGTACGCGACGTCCCAAACTTTGAGTACATACTTATTCATACTGGGAACACTGATGACCACACTGCTGGTTGTTTACTGGTAGGAGATCACTCGCAGCAGAACATAACCAAAGAGGGATTCATTGGGTCTTCGGTTGATGCTTACAAAAGAATATACCCGGACTTAGCTGACGCTGCGGAAGACGGTGAGTTGACTATCGAGTATGTAGACTTTGATATACCTAGTACCTAAACCCATTAAAGCCTAGCATGTGAAGCAGTGTTTCTAGTAGATGCGCTAGCTTCATGTGTTTAGTTTTTACTACAATGAAAGCCCACTCTACATTCTTACCGTTTTCTTTGTGACGCTTGACTCTCCTGGAGTAGTTTTTAGTCATACCTATGTACCGCTCTTTGGGTAAATAGTATAGCACAAACTTTCCGTCAAGTGTTTTCTTTCCGTGAACGTCTACGTTTTTCTTGCAAGGCTTACAGTATCTCTGTACTCCGGACGGTCTGCTTTTGTCCTTGTGAAATTCCTCCCTTGGTTTACGCTGCTTACACTTAGCGCATCTAAAATTATTGGCCATTTGTTTCGTGATGTTCAATGACAGCCGACTTAATTAGATCAAGTTCTATACGAACCTTTTGGTTCACCCTTTGTAGTGTGTGAATTATTTTTTCTGTATCAGAAATAGGATCTCCATTTGATTCGTGGCAGGATTCATACAGCTGATCAATCTCCTTGTGAGCATTTTCACAAGCGCTGTAATAAAGTTTTGATAATTCCTGCGGATTCATGGCTGTTTTGTTTCTATTAATTTAAAACAAACCTCACACCATAATTCACAACACCGCTACATGTTATTAACAATGTGCATAACTACCTCATCAACCTCTTTCTGATTACGAGGGATGTACACATCATAATCACCCATAGAATTGTTCTTTAAGTGAAGTAGGAACATCTTAAACCTAAGAGGGAAGCTGTGGTTTGACGGAACAAATCCCTTAGTCTCAATAACAAACTTATGTTTGTGCGATACAAAGTCGGGAGTGTAAGTGACAGCTCGTATCAACTTGTCTTCCTTCAAGCTAAAGCCACGAGCCGCCTTCTTACCATAGAACCCTTCGTGTCTAAAAGATTCTAACACCTCAAACCTATGCCCTTCGTAATCAAAAGATAGTTTACTGGTCTTAAGTTTTTTGTAGCAGTATAGCTCAAGCTTTGATTGGAATTCAATACCATCGTGCTTGACTTTCTTGCTTCTTACTGCGCCGGTTTTCTTTTTTCTCATATCATGTTTGTCATATCGAATGCATTCTCAGCTGAGCTTGGCGGAATGTATGTGTCAAACTGCTCACTAATAGGAGTAAATATTTTATTCCCTTTGTCTTTAGTACAGTAGAACCCAGTATTAGTGATGTTCATTTGAAATTCAATCGGCTCATACAAGGGAGTTGGAGACCCCCCGGTCTCAACCATACGAACCTTCCGAACATGGAACTCGGTAGTTTTTCTGACTATTGGATCGTGATGCTGGACCTTTCTGTGGATTGTGAGGAAGCAGCTACAGCGGTTGACCCACTTGCCGCCGTGCTCACTGTCCTCAGCATAAGGCGCAATCGGATAGCCTTCGCCATCTTTACGTCGCTGCGCCTCAGTTACAGCATGAGTGTTTAACCAAATTGCGAGTTCATTATTGACGCTGTAATTTAATAATTCCGATGCCGCTTCGTAGTGGTACTCGTGTATCCCGATTTTTGAGTGCTGCCCCATGTCAATCTTCAAAGAATTATATGGGTCAATAAACAACGCGTCGATCTTCTGACTCTCTCTTATCTTGTCAGTGAATGCCAGTATATCATGAAACGAATACATGTCTTTATTGCTAAAGAAAACAAAGTGTTTGTTCACCCAGTTGTATGCGCTTGCTAATTCACTGCGAGACATACGGTCTACCTTTCGGTCAGTGGCAAATTCCATCAGCCTCATCTTAGTACTAGCGGTTGCGTTCTCCGACGAATACACACACCATTTCCACCCGTGTTTAATACTTGAGTTTACCATTAGGAATAACACAAACGTAGTCTTACCCACGTTGCTATGTCCGTTAAGTATAGTAAACTCTCTCTTGTATCTAAAGTACTTGTCCAGTGCGGGGCTTCCGGTGATTAGTCCCATCTCAATTTTACCTTGAGAAAAATCCTCAATCCATTTGAAGTCGTCGTCAGTGGGTGCAATGAAGCTCATGTCTCCATTCTTCACGCGCTGCTTGCGTTGTTCGGTTTTCTCAAAGGTTAGCACCTCGTGGATAGGCATACCCTTCCCTTCATTCAACGCATCCCTAATGGTTTTCTTAGCATGCTCAAAATCCTTGATGTCTCTCAAAGATATCTCATACTCTAACACCCGGATAGCTTCTTCCTCAAGCATCTTGCCGCCGGCAATGTACCCACCACACAATCGGGCTGCGTTATACAAAGCGTGATGCTTTTCTCCGTCTGCAGCATTGCGTATCATAGACGCTGCTATGTTTAGCTTGTTGTAGTCGGTGTACTCTTGAGGCTTAACCACCTCTTGCTTTGGCTTAGATTCTTTCTTCTCTTCACTGACGTAAGCGGTAAAGGTTTCACTGTCTTCATTTAAATACAGTCCGCTGTCGTAGCTTTCGTAGCAAGCTCTCGATACATTCTTTCCGGTGGGGTCAACAACAATATTATAATGATTATCAAAGTAGCTTTCGATGGCAAAGAAATGCTCTCTATGCCTGGTGCTGTCATTGATCTTTATTAAAGCCTTTACTCCCTTACCGCTGGGCGATAGCCAACACGAGTAAACATAAGAGTCAAGAGACAGAGTTTGCTTTACTTCTTTAGGATTACTAAGGTCATCAATATCGAGTACAATAAATCCACTGTGTTGTTTTAATCCAGCGTCTTTTCTCTCCTCAAACATCCCGCTAAACAATACAGCGGGTAATGATATTTTAAGGTCTTTCTCTCCAGTGTCTCGTATCTTATCAACTATGTCCTTGCTCTTCCCGGACTTGATTCGTTGCAGTGCTGTACCAAGTGGAATGTGAAATGGATTCTTGGTGTCCGTTATTGATTGGTAGATGGTTACTTTCATAGTCGATAAGGTCGAGTTCTCTTTTAAGGTGTACTATTGCTTTTATAATGTCTTGTTTCATAGGATTCTCCGGCTTCTTGCCGGCCCTCATAAGGTAGGTAAGTGCTGTACCTACATTGTAGTTAGTCCTCTGAAAATCCAAGACAACATCCATAGCTTCAATCGCCTTGTGTTCTCCTATGTAGTAGTCGGGTACGTCTTCTAAATTATATTCCATTTTTATATTCAATTCGCTCTTTATACTTAATAAGTTTCGCTATCTCATCAAAGGTCATGGTCTCCCGACCCCAAACATCTTTGCCTTCTAGCAAGATTAGGTTGTCTCCAACTTTGTTTGGTATGATGACTATCTTGTAGTCACTCTTTCCTTTTTTTGGTAAGCTCAGTGTTTTGTCTTTGTGTTTTACCACGTCTATCGTAAACGATATTTCTTTGCCACCTCTATTCGCTAGGTATGTTGGGGGAACAGAACCAACACGCTCCATTCCCCACGCAAAACATACCATAATATACAAGGTGTCCTCGATCTTAGAACGGCAGACCATCGCTCTCTTCTTGGGCTACTGGTTGCTTGTCTTCTTTCTTACCCCAGGTGCTAGGGTCTTTAACGATTGCATAAGGACGCCCAGTCTTGCGGGACATCTTGAGTTCAAAGTAAACTCGCGGTGTCTTCGCGTTGTGGGTTGCAAACTTCTTCACGTCCTCAAGTTCTTCAAGGGTGAAACTAAACTCTCCGCTTACGCCAGTTGTAAACGGCACGAACTTCCCGTCCGTGTCACTCCAGACCTTCATCTCATTGAAGTATCCGGCTAAAACATTCTCGTTTTTAGTCATGATATAGATATTAAATTAAACATAGAATTCTTTGTAAAAAGTAGTGGCCGGTCTGTCCAGCTGAAAGTGATGTTTGATAGCATCAACAGCTTTCCAAAACTTAAACTCCCCACTGCGAAGTGTCTCATCGGTTG